CGAAAGGCCTACCGCACATTAGGAAGCGGAGCCTCCCTAGTGCATTGCGATTTTTCGTTCGCGATAGTCGTACCCTGCGCTCTGGAAAGGTGCTACCCCTCCAGCGGATCATTGGAATATTATTGGCCTTTTAGACCGTGAATTGAGCGAGGTTTCCCTCGCTAGTTTATGGTAAAAAAGGGGTGGTTTGCATGCTGCAGACTCCAGACCTGGAATCGCGCTGCCTCGTAGCCCCGCCGGTATACCCGGTGGCGCCTCTAGGAATCGTAAGAAATCTACGATAATACCCTTTGATTCGTGGTATTTCGTCAGTTTGTTAGGTGGACAGGTTTTCCCGAAAGGGATGTAAAAAGTTGGTAGCTTAGCTACTGACGGGGCCTGAAAGCCGAAGCGAATTCGACGCACTAACCACACAAAGCCTGCTAAGGCGACCTGCGGCCCACCTCTCCCGGGAGGGAGTGGGGAACCGAAAATCCGGCAATTCCGTACAAAACGATGCAAAACATTTCAATGCTTTACAAACGCTTTGTTACGAAATCTATGGATTGGTCTCTCGGTGTAAAAACCGAGACAAAACTAGTCGGACAAGCTCTGAGAGCTATCCCTCTAGTCTTTGGGCACTTAACAGCTGGCTATGTTCGTGCGGTGTGGCGATTCGCAATTGTAGCGGTTAAATTGTACAAGACCTCTGGGTACCGCGGAGCGGCTATCTACTTGAAAACTTGTTATGTGCTATTGCAGCACATAGCAGGCGGTCATTTAGACGCTTCTCCGTGGGCCCTTGGGTGTAATGTATCACGGACCCGACGTGGGATACCTAGGGTTATCCCTATCCAACACCGTCGCCTAATAGCAACGGGGGACGTAGATATAATTCGATTTTGGTTAACCCTATTTGGGTTGTACCGCGTACTCCCATTTAAGGGAGCACTAAAGTTGAAGACGATCTACCAACCTGGGAAAGATTTATCATCTTTCATGGTGGAATGGAAGGGATACGTACCTACGTTCCTGGAGCGACTTTCTGAGGTGACTAAGTCATCTCTCGAAGTGTCTCTGTACAGGGACCTAGGTGTGAGGAAGATCCCTGCGATTACGAAGGCCTCTCCTAATAGCCAAGGATTTAGTTCCATGGCGGGGCTACCACTAGATTTGATAACCTGGTGGCTAGACCCACCAATGCGAGCCGCATTGGTACAATGGTTAGAGCTAACGGAAAGCAGCGCTTTCTTACACGATATCCAGACGATATGGAACGGCTTTGCTGTCCTATCGAAAAGATATTGCGAAACAAAGAATATAAAAGTAGGGCCAAATCCCATACAGTTCCTTCAGGGATTCCGAAAGGATGACCTGTTTGGGGCTGCTTGGGTGCAGGCTTTATGGGGGAAACCCCTGTTCTTCGGACGCCTAGGCTTTAAAGAAGAGCCAGGAAAGATCCGGGTATTTGCCATGGTGAACCTGATTACTCAGGCTCTTATGCAACCACTGCATGAGTGGATATTTCGTGTGTTGCGATCTGTTCCAACTGATGGAACCTTTAATCAAGTTGCTCCTGTGGAGCGACTGATTAAGCGTTTTGTCGGGAGAGAATGGGTTGCTTCGTACGATCTATCGGCGGCTACTGATCGTCTCCCTGTAGCGATACAGGTTGAGATCCTTAGACCGCTTCTGGGTGATCATCTAGCGCAACTGTGGGCTTTCATTCTGGTAGGACGGCCTTATGGACTCCCGAAAGTAGCTAAAAGCTACAATCTAGGGTTCACAAGTGTCTTCTATGCCGTGGGTCAGCCCATGGGCGCGTTGTCTTCGTGGGCTATGCTTGCGATGACTCATCATGCCTTAGTGCAGTTTGCCGCTATGAAAGTGGACGCGCGTCGTTGATGGTTCTTCGACTACGCGGTTCTCGGAGACGATATTGTCATTGCTGACAAAGCCGTCGCACAGGAATAC